AAAACACAATCAATGCAAACAGAAACAATGCGACCGCGTTCGCAATCGCCTGATTCCCGGTCGCTTTCCGCACTTGCAGCGAAATGCCAACTAAAAAAACAAATTCAATCAGTGGTCTCATATAAGTTCGTGCCATTCTGGCGGCGTGACCTTGCGAAGCGATTCGCAAGATTGCTTGAAGCGCCGGGCCGCGACCCGGTATTGGTTGCGAATTTCGACGGCACGCGGCGAGTCTTCGCCGTAACATTCCTTTACGACGAACCACACTGTTTTGAGCCGACAACATTCCTCAAACCAAAAGTCATTGTCTTCGATTAGGATTTTCATTTTGGGTTCAGGTAAGAAAGAACTTGGTTAAACACGCGCAGTTGCGCCTTCACGTTTTCAAACTCGGCGTCAGAGACTTTGATGCAGTTGCAACAAACCGGGCGGTCGTCCGGCGGCAGAAACGTTGTTTCTTCTTCAAAACAGCATTTGCCGCACACTGAACAGACCGGCTCGCATTGCTCGAAGCCGTCCGAGTCAATCCAATAGTGATATTCGGTCGGATAGCTCATAACAAATCTTCGTCGTCGATTGGTTCGACTTTGACCAAGGTGATGCCGCGACGTTCCAACTTTTCAAGTTTGGTTTCCGAATCGCCGCGCCTAACCACATATTCGATGCGGGTCGGTTTGAAGACGTGGAAAATGCCCGGCTTGTCGTCTGGCAGGTCGGCAATCGCGTGACGATGCGCCAGCGCAACCCAAGTTGTCCCAAGTTTGAACGCCTTCGGAATTTGAATGATGCGCCGCGACAGGCCCATTGTGTTAGCTTCTTGCGTGAAGACCGCCGTGTTGGGATAAAACTTTTGACCGACCCACAACAGCCCGCAGGTCTGAATCGAAGCGTCAGCAATCGGACAATCACCGCAACCGCCTTCTTGAACGCAACCGCGCACGCTCGCGAGCGCGGCCAAGTTAATCCACGTCCAACCGCGAGCCGGTTTGATGCCCTGATGACACGTCGGGCAGACGTGAAGTGAAATCGGAAGTGCGCCGCAATGACGTCCAAAGCCGTCTGTGCGCAGATACAGGCCGCCGGGTTTGCGGAAACCGCAGCCCCGACGACCTTCTCTGACAGTAATGATGTTCATGCGCCCATTCTGATTTCAGCGGCTCGTTCCGGGTCGCCCGCTTCGGCAACTTCGCGGGCGTAGTCGAGCCGGTCACACATTTCGATTTCGCGATACGAGCGATGATCTTCGCGGTCGTCGGAATAGTCGCAGGGCGAAAAATATCGACCGCCGCGACGGTAATGCTTAGACGGAGCGCCCTGCCCTGTGGCGCAATGCTTGCATTTGTTATCGTGCGTCCGAGCGTAACTTTTGGACGTGCAACCGCCGCAACTCGCGCAGGTCGTTAGGAATGTTCGATGTGCGCTCATTGATCGCTCCCATGTTCGAGGCGGTCTGCCTCGGCTTCGTCGGTCTCGTAAATATCCGCATTGCGGATGCTTCGCCGAGTGGCGTTGCCCCAATTCGAGCGCGGCCCGAAGGCATCTTCCATCGCTTCCTTCTTGGTCGCGCCGCGACCGAGAAAACAAGTGTGCGCGAAGCGATACGCGCTCGGCGCTGTTACGACCCACACGCGACGCGCAATGCCGTCGCCCGTTACTTCTTTTTGTGTTGTGTTCATCATCCTGCGCCCGCCGAAGCGGACGCAGACTGTTGGTCACTTTATCGGAATGGGTTTGCCATAAACTTAGATTGCGTAACGCGGCAGAAAACAGCCGGTCAGGTTGCCTTTGCGATCAAGGTGCCTTCGGATGCCGAAAACATCGTGACCGAAATTGCCGTCATCAGCCGCCAGCAATTCTTCCAAGCGCAATGGCGTCGAATTGTGGCAGAGCAAAACGTCGAGCGCAGCGTCAGCCGCTTTGTAATCGACGTGATATTTTGCCGCCAGTTTTGCCGCGCGAATCCCAATCGATTTGCAGAGTTCGCCCTTTGTGCGAGCCACAGTGTGCCCGCCCGTTACTTCATTTTGCGTTGTGTTCATTGCCGTCAGCATAAGCTAACGGCTAGACATTGCAACAATCTTTTTGCCCGCGTAAATGCCTGATTTCAGGGCACTTATTGAACCAAGCTAACGGTCGCCTTCAAATTGGTTGGCGCGAGTGGCGGCGAAGGAACGGTTGCAGTTGCTTGGTTTGAATACGCGCTTTCGCCGGTCGGCCCATAGGCCGTGATAACGTAAGTGTGCGTGCCAATCGCGACGGCGGGAAGCGTCACCGTTGTCGCGGTCGGCGATGGAACTGCAACGATGAAGGTGTAAGTCTGCGCAATCGAGTCGTATTCATAAACGTTGAACCCGCTGATCTTAGACGGCGCAGGATAAGTGTCCCAAGCAAGCGTCACGGTGAACGTCGCCGCATGGGCAGAAAACAAAAACGCCGCCACGAAGGTCATGGCGGCGATCTTGCGTCGGGTCACTTTATGAGTTTAGACGCGAAAAAATCGGCGAGCAAATCCGAGCGCCGTCAAGGTAGAGCCGAGTAGGATTGCCGTCGAACCGCCGTCTGGCGTCGATTTCGTTTCGGCGGCTTCGGCGAAAATGAAAAAATTTGAAATCCCGGCGTATTTGCCGCTCGGGTTCAAGTGCGTGTGAAACAGACCTTCAAGAACGCCGCTGGTTTCATCATTGATCGAATAAAAATCAATGTCTTTGCCGCCGCCGCCGTGAAGTCCGACCCCGGCCAAGACGAAGCCGCTGTTCATCGTGAAGGTGAGTTCATACTGCGGCCCTTGCGAAGTATCGACCTGAACGAGCGTGAAGGTGCCGAAGGTGTTTGTGATCGTTCCGGTCGCGTTGAGTTCGCCGCCATTTTTCAGGTCAGCGTCACCGATAACGCCTAAAACGGTTTCATCGACGCCGTCTTTGTCAGCGAGCGACAGAATGGTTGCGGGGTTTTGGTCTTTGGCGAAAAATTCGCCGTCGAAGGTGATCGTGTTGGCGCGGACGAATCCGGCCAGCGCGAAGATCATTGTGAAGATAATTTTTTTCATGGTAACGAACTCGTTAGCTTGTTTCATGCCAAATTGATTTGCCTGCGGCGGTCGCGGTTGAAGTGTAAAGTTGACTGCTAAGTTGTCAGGAAACTTTACACTTTGCGCTTGTGGCGCTTGTATTTTTTGGGACGTGGCGCAAGCGCGTTGAGGCGTGAACTTCGCTTCTTTTTGGCCGACGTCCGCGACCCCAAGATCGCCATGGCTCGACTGATTAACTTTTCTTCTTTGCTGCTTGCCTTAGTCATCGGCAGGACTGTTTTCCAACCGCTCGGAAAAAACAAGCAAAAAGTTGTTGACCTATCCGTTGCCCGGCCTTAGAACGTTGGTCAATTCGCGGAGTTGCGCCGCGAATTTCATCACATGAAATTGACTCGCTCAATCGCTGGCCCTTCGCAAAGGGGCGTTTCGCATGACTGCGCCGGAATCGAGTCAGTTTCGGCATGGTCACGCAAACGCGAAACGTTCCTTTCCGAAGGGTTATTGCGATGATCGTTGACCCGTATTTTTTTGAACATTGGAAAACGCGGGAACTCATTAGACTTACCGGCGACCCTTCTGCACCGCTTTTCATTCTAAAACTTTGGGCGCATTGCCAGCAACGGCGACGTTGGCGATTAGACATACCTGACGCTGCCCTCGCGATGATTTGCGGTTGGACAGGCGAGCCGCAAAAATTGCGCGAAATTTTTTTAGAATTGCGATTCATTGACCCATCTTCAAACGGGATTTTGATTGTGCATGAGTGGCGCAAGTTCAATCGTTATCTTGTAAGTGCTTGGGCGAATGGACGTAAAGGCGGCAGAAAACACAAAACCGACCGGTTACCGGTCGGTAAGCGGTCGGGAACCGACCGCCAACCGGTCACATCTAGTCTAGTCTTATCTAGTAATAAACACACAGAAGGGGATTCAAAGGGGAAACAAACGATCAGCGCCGAAACGATTTATGACGCTTATCCGCACAAGGTCGGCAAACCCGCCGCGTTAAGGGCGATCACGGCCTGCATGCGAACGTTTGACCCGGCGATGATCTTGGCGCGAACAATCGCTTTCGCCGAGGCCCGCAACGGCGACCGCTCGTTCCTGCCGCATCCTGCGACGTTTTTCAACCAGCATCGCTTCAACGACGACCCCGAGACGTGGGTTCGTGAAACCCAAGGCAAACCCAAGAAACCGACCGAGCAAGACGAAGCTGACAAGTGGTTTGAAAAAACGTATGGCAAAAAATAACCCGATGGAAACCTATTGCGACCAAGCAGGTTGCAACGAAAAGCAGCGTCGGCGTCACGCTTGGAAATGGCAAAATCTGCGTTGGCATAGCCATCCGTTGCCGACCTTCTGCGCGTGGTTTGAACCTGACGAAGTTGACCCGGTCAGCGGCGCGAGTGTTGGCGGTCATCCTGATGCCCGCCGAGTTTGGGCACGCAAGACCGCGAGCGGATGGTCGCGGCGACGCATGGGAGTCAACACGATCATTGCTTGGAACTGCGCGACCTACGTCCTGCAATTCGACGCTTGGCAGAGCGCCGGGTCGCCTGAACCCGACGCGCCGTTCGTCTCGATTGCCGCGACGCTCGACGTCCAACAAAAATTTTGGGCCGGTCTGAAACCGCTGATTGAAGCGATTGGCAAACCTGTGCCGCCCGCGTATGCCGACGAACACGCCAACCCTCACGCTTGATTGCCCGGATTGTGATGGCAACGGTTGGTTCGCTTCCGGTCTGACCGACACGCCGGTTCAAGTCCAATGCGAACGCTGTCATGGAACTGGCAAACTTGCGGTGAATCGCCGTCGGCCAATCTGCACGCGAACAGCTTATGCCGACGAAGGAACTGCCCGTCGCGCCGCCGAACATCGCCGCAAAGACGGCAAAGCGCACGAAGTGAAGAAGGCGCAATACTACTGCGCGGAATGTCGAATGTGGCACAATCGAAAAATATGAAAGCAATTTCCAAACTGATCGTCGCCAAAATCAGCCGTTACTTGGCGCTCTCGAACATCATCGTTCCGGTCGCCGAACGGCCCGAACTCGAACAAATCGTTTATGACGAACTCTGCGAACATTTCAAACGCAGCGAACCGAAAGAAAAAATCGGCGTCGTCATTTCGGGCAAAGACCCGCCGCCGATTGAAATTCCGCCAAAGGATTTTGTCCAATGAAAAAGGTGACGCTTTTTTGGCGCGATAAAATAACCACAGGGCGCAAGGCGTATGCGGTCAAAATGCTTCGCGAATCTTACGACTTTGTCGAGTGGCGTAGCGATTCAGTGACGCTGCGCGTTCCGGCCCGAGACACCAAGTTCGTTTTCATCGCCATGCTGTCGCGAGCGTTTTGTCACCGAAATTGTTCTTGCGCTTCCGACCGACCGCGCGAACAATCCCGAAAACCATGGCAAAAGCCGACGCCATCGAAATCAAGCTGCTGAGCGAAATCGACAGAAAACTCAAACTTGTGATCGTCAATCAAAACAAACTTTTGGACGAACTCGAAGGCAATCTGCCGATAATTCCGGCGCTTGAAAAAGCGGTGAAACAGGCTAAAAAAATGTCGAAACAAATCGACGAAAAGGTGCCCGACAACCCATGACAATGTTCACATCAAACGGAGACCCACTATGACACAGCAAGAAGCACTCGATCAGATGAATAAAACCAACGAGACGTTGGTGAAGATCAGTAACGAAACCGACGCCCTTCTGGCGGAAATCACGAAGCTGCAACAAGAACTCGCCAACGCTGGCGGCCCCGGCGGCACAATCACGTCTGAACTCGAAGCCGCGATCAATGCGACCGCGCAGCGTGCGAACGCGATTGACCAGCTTGTGCCGGACGTTCCGCAGCCCGAAGGCAAAAAAGCCGGTTAGTGCAGCAAGTAACTCGCGACAAAGATCGCGAGTCCCAACCATCCGAGACTGACCTTCGGCGCGGTGACGCCGAAGGCGGCTAAGGCCAGCAATATCGTGGCCACGATTAGTGCGATTAGGTGTAGCATGGTTTCATTCCTGTTGTTGATGTTGATCGAAAACTTTCTTCAATGCTTCTTTGGTTGAATCGTTGAGCGATTGGACAACCAACCACTCGAAACCTTTCAGGTCTTTCGGAGCGATTGCTTTCAACGATTCTGCCGCCTGCTTGTGACGGTAAAGAATTTGCTCAATCTTTTTTATCGTCGCCATTTCCATTTTTCTTTTTGAGAAATACTTGAGCCGTTCGCAATCCCGACAGGCCGAAAACCAGTAACGCAAGGTTGCGCTCGAATTCAGTGAGATAATGAAACTCGCCCGGCTTCCATTCTTCAATCCCGAAATAGTGAACGACGAAAAAACCAATCGGCAGACCGAAGAATAAAATCACGCTGCCCCAATTTAGAAGCTGCTTCCAGTGCGGTTCGTTAGGCTCGCTCATTGCGGATATTTGCCGCCGCCAGTGCCGCCGTATCCCGGCGCATAGGTATTGTCAACGATGATGTGTTGAGAGTCCAACAAGGTCGCTTTCACGGCCCAAAATTCGATCACGTCATTTTTCGCAAGATGCACCGGCGCTGAATAACTCAAGGTCGAGCCGCCGTTCACCTTGTAGGAAATCGACGAACCGGCGGTCGTCGGGGTCAGCGTGATGTTGCCGCCGGTCGCGTTGAGCGTTCCTGAGAAACTCCAAGTCGGCGCTCCGCATTGAGTCTGTGGCGCGGTGCCGGTTGCGAGCGTGTATTGCGCCGCGAGTTCTTGGCTTGATTGGCCGGTCGGCGCGATGAACCTAACCCGAACCAAGGTCGTCGCGGTGAGCGTGATTGTGCCAGCGCCGTTAGAAGGCCATATCGGCGCAAAGCCGTCAACCGGCGTTCCGTCGAGCGTGTAATAAGGAACGAACCCGGCGGGCACTGCGGAAAGCGAAATTGTGATCGAAGTTACAAAGCCGGTCGGCGGCGGCGACGTCACCGGCGTCGGCACAGAAACGAAACCGATAATCGTGTAAGCGACCGGAGTGATCTGAGTCAGGTCATAATCAGTGTCGGCAGTGAACGGTTGGAATTTGTAATAGATAACATTTCCCGGCACGAACTGAACGTTGTCGAGTAGTCTCAATCTGTCTCGATAGATGAAACCCATGAATGTTCCTACTCCGTAAGTCGATGCCGTTGTGCCATACCGACCTCGCAAGACACTTACATTATATAGACCTGACCCAAGTGCAGTGACTTGGCCGACCGACATGAACTCGCCGCCCATGATTAGAAGTAGCGTGTCGTCCTGTTGCGCTGCGTCGGTCTGACTAACAACATCGTCCAAGTCGATGCCGTATAGGTTGCAGGCAATAACAGTGTCGCTCGCGCCGACACTTGTTTGCACAAGTCCCATTGACCCGAACTGACTCGTTGAAGATGAGTTCGGAACAATCTGATACGTCGAACCGCCATCGAACGAAATCCAGATTCGGAAACCTTGCACCGTAACGTCTCCGCGAACTGCGAACGGCACTAACTGCGTTTGGAAAGCGTGATCGGCCAGAAGGTATGGCACTTCGGTCATAAAACTTTGCCAAATCGCTCGCGGGCCTGTCACAAATCCGCCCGGCCCTTGCAAACCTTGCGGCAAATATATTCCGGGCCACTTGCCCCGTTCCCATTCGACGGTAAGAGTTGCAGCAGCATCTTTGTCGGCCTGATATTCGATTTCATAAAGCCGCATCAGAAACGAAAGGCCGTAAAAGGTTGACGTGTAAGTGAAGACGACTCCGGGCAAAATGCTGTTGTTGGTCAACCATTCGCGCTTAACAGTCAGCGTGCCTTGCGTGAATGGCATCGACAACTGTTGACCGGCAAGTTTTGCGTATGTTTTCGCAAGATTCGCGTCAGTGATGAAATAGCGTTCAAGAACTGTCGCACGCGGGCCGCCAACAATTCGGAAGTTGGTCGGGTCGCGGAACGTCTGAACGTAGTCGTTGAAATAGTGTTGCCGGTCTTTGTAAACGACCGTCACTTCGTTGAAGGTCGGCCCCCAACCTTGCGGGTCGAGTCCGGGGTCTGCCAGCAGGTCATCGTCAGTCAACGTCGCGACTGAAATGACGTTGGTGCCGCTCTGCCACAGACCTGCTTCAATCAACGTTCCGTTGCGGCGAATCCAGCCGTCATAGTATTCGAGCAACTGCGCGATTGCTTGGCGAAAATCCATCTGACTCGAAATCATCGGCGAAATTCGAGCGGGTTGACTTTGACTTTCCAAGGCGTTGAAGGCGGCTTGAAACGCAGTCTGATTGAGTTGCGAATCGGCGAGGCCCATTCCGAAACGAGTGTCGGTCAGCCAATCATAAAGAACCGCAATGGGATTGACGCCAAGATCGTCTGACGCAACGAACGAGCCGCCGAACCAAGGGCAGCCGCGTTTTAGTTCCAACTGAATGTTTTGAACCGTCGTTCGGTCGCGACCCAAGAACCAAGACTTGAAGACGGCATAGCACTGGCCGCGATAAGCCGGATGCTTGTCATAATGCCCCGAAAACGGGTTTGGGTCGCCCGCTGCCTTGTTTTGATATACCGGAGCGCCGCCAGTCGCCGGATTTTCGGGCCACGTCGTTGCATCGGTCGGGTCAACGCCAAGGCCAGCAATGCCGCGCGGCGAAAGTAGCGTTGCGTCAATCGCTTGGGTTTCTGTGCCCCAATACAAATTGAACGTGCCCAAACCTTGCACCGTGATTGACTGATAATCAGCGCCGGTGCGGGTTACATTTCCAGTCCAGCGAATATCAGAATCAACGACAACGCGGTAAACTGCGTCAACCGGATTCCTGCCGCCAGTGCAAAACATCAGCGCGAAATCGGCATAATACTTGTAACCCGTCGTCGATGTTTGGTTTTTTCCGGTCGTCGTTTTAACCGCTTTCGCGACAGGGTTGTAAGCCGGAGAAATGTAATCGCCTGCGACGAGAAACCGTCCGGCCAAATACTTAACCGGCACAGCTTGCTGGTTCGAGTTGATTTGGTCATTGTTGATGTTGGCAAACTTCTTGGGCTGCTGCGGCGTCTGCTGCGATGTGTTGCCCCAAAAACCCATGGCTACCTTCTAAGCCGGAACACGGCAACCAAGTGACTCGAAAAGGTCGAATCCTGCATCGTTCCTTCAATGACGCCGACACGCGGAAGCGCGTTCACGAAACGCAGTTCATGGTCAATGATGATTGGCAGATGAAACAGCGACCCATGCCGCAAGACGCAGACGTCGCCCGGCTTGAAGAAGTCGCGCGGCATAATTCCTTGGGTAGATGCGAAATGTGCCGGTAGTGTGATTTCGACCATTATTTCGGCCAAGCGTTTGCTCTGCGGGTCGTCGATCTTGCCGCGCAACCAATCAAGAATTTTCTCGCCGCTTTGGTGCGGCTGATAGTCAGCAGGACTTCGCGAAAAGAAAAATTCTTGGGTCGCGCCGATTCGATGCATGATCGACTGAACGAGTCCGACGCAGTCTATTCCGCCGCCAATTCCTTTGACGTTGGGCGGTATTGCATCGGCGAAATAAACTTCGCGAAACGGAGTGCCCAACCAACTGAGCGCCTCGGCTTTGAGCCGGGCGGCGCTGTTCGGGTCATCAAAAAAGTCGCTCATGCTTTCTTTCCGCCGCTGGTCTGCTTCGGTGTGATCGCTTTGACCGCCGGATTCACGTTTGGAATGTAAGGTTGACCGCCGAAATTGATTCGGTTTGAAAACTTAATGTCGCACTGGTCAATCGAACCGTCATAACCCGGATAAAAATTGCATGACGCGCCGCCAGACGCTTTGAGTAGCGGCCTGTCAATCCATAGCTGAACAAGGTTCGAGCCGACCGGCGTTGATTCTAAGATCGAGCGTTGTTCATACGTCGCGCCCGAGCCGGTTTCAATCCAGCCGCCAGCAAAGAACGAATCGACCTGCGCGAAACCTGCGGCACTTGTCACAAGCAGCGTTTGCGACGTCGTATCAATCGGCGTCGGCAGCGTGCCGGTGTAAACAAACGACGATGCCACAATCTGCGTCGGCGGCGAAAATTGAGTGTAGTTGTCGCTCACACTCAAAAGGAATCGCGGGAATTGCCGGTCGAACAAGTTCCCGAACGGTATGCAGGTCGCCTTGTATTCGGAGTCAATCGACCAAACATCGCCAAAGAATCGCGAAATAGCAGTCGCAGATGACGGCGTCACGGCATCGACTTCCACAATCTGAACTTGCAGGATGCCATCGAGCGCGAACGGCCACATTTTATTGAGCGGATTTCCGGTGAAGGGAAAACTTTTAATGTCCAATTTTTCTTCATCGAGTTTCAATCCGACTTTGACTTTGTCGAAGGAAAAAGGCGCAGGCGCATAAGTGCCAGCGAAAGCGCCGCTCGGGACTGTGATCGACGTCTCATAACTTGTGAACAGGTCGGTGCGAATCCCAACTTCGGTGAAGATGAACAGATAAGCAGGTTGTGGAAGTTGCGCAGGCGGCGTTGACGATGGCTCGGTGACAAGCGTGTCGCCAGCTTCGGTTGTAAGTGTATCGCCACCTTCGGTAAGAATCGCGCCGGTGTAGTAGTCGCCCGAGTATTCCTGCCACAGTTCAACGAACTTGATTCGAGTCGTCGCTAAGTATGGCGTCGTGTAACTCCATTCGAGCGTTGCATCAACGAACCGGCACAGCATCAAGTAACTCAAAATCGTTGTCGCAGCCGGTAACGCGGCAACGTTCACCGTCGCGTTCAAATCAGACTCGTTCGCAAGATCGGTCGTCGAAGCGATTTGGTATGGAACTACATTCCAAGAAGAATCTATTAAGCAAATGAACGGGTCGCCCGGTTGGGTTTCGCGGCTCGGGTCGGTATAAAAATTTTTCTCGCACCGGATAAGCGTTGCGCCGCCCGGAATGTCGGCCAGCAACCGAAGATCGCCGCGATAAGTCGGAACGAAAAAGCGTAGCGTGTTGCCGAGACTTGTTCGCCAAAACAACTCGATTTCGGACGCTGAATCGCGGTCGGCTTGATAGAATTCGAGTTCCTGCCCGCGAGCCGTTCGGTGCAAATAGTCGCGGTTTTGTTCCTGACGCAAAAAGCCGACGGTCTCATAAGCGACGTCGGGCATTTCAGTCCAATCAAGCGGTCGCGAACTGTTCGGCCAAACGTCCCATTTCAGCGTTGAAGAAAACTGCGGAATGTTCGCGCCTATCGTTGAAAGCGTGACGCTGGTTGTTGTGAGCCGGTAAGGATAGTCACTCGATTCTTTGACAACAAAAGAAGTGTCCAACGCCTCATCTGTGATCGCTTCGGGTTGGGGTCTTTCTTCCAACCGTCCAATGATAAGCGGATAAATGAACGTCCCGGCAGGCCAAGCGTTCACCGTTGCCGAAGTCGCGAGCGACCAATTTCCTGCCGAGCCGGTGATGCCGCTTGTCGTTAGGATTTCATAAGTCGAAAAATCAGAGTTCGCGATAATCCAATAAGTGCCAGAGCGAATCGGACGGTCAAAAAGCGTCAGCGTTGTCGCTCCAACCAAACATGCGTTCAATAATTCGCAGACGTCCGGCCACAACGGAACAAGCACAGGTTCGGCCCGAATTCGGGCAAGAAAGATGCGCAGTTCAGCGGCATCGGCGGCGTTGTTCAAATACGATTGCCACGTCATTTTGTAACGCGCCGTCTGTGCAAAATTGCGTCGGCTTTCAGCGAACGTGATTTGTTCTTTGGCAACCGTTGTGGGCAGTTCCAAGTCGATCTTGATTTGAGTGTCCCAATTCGGTTGTGCGGCCAACAGACCGGCTTGCGCTGATTGGAAAGTGATTATTCGCGCGATCATCGCATCCCGAGCCGAATCTTATTGCCCCGGACGGTGTCGAAGATCACTTTCTTTCCATCGCGCGAACCCATGTGCTTTGTGAGCGCCTTCAAATCGGTGAAGGCATACACATGAACGTCGCCGCCAAGTCGGCCACTGCCTCGGACGCCGCCGCCGCCAATCGGGCCGCCGCCAGCATGGAAGATTCCGCCTTTGCTCGTTCCGGCCTTTTGATGGAATCCGCCGGAAGTAAACGCCCGGAAAGCCGATGCCGCTGACGCAGCGGTGATGCCGGTATGACGCGGGAACGACACCGGAGCGTTCGCCATAGCCGCATAAAACGAGTCTTCGGTGCCGCCATGGGCAATCCATCTCATCATCGCCTGATCGAACGCTGTCCCGGTTTGCTCTGCCACCGCCGCGCCGCGCAGGCCCAACCCGCCGCCGCCCGATACCATCATCGCGAGCGCGTCGGCGATGAGACCACTCGACCCCGACCAACTCATTTGCGGCCCTGAACTCGAAAACTGCGGCCCCGCGCCGTGGCCCGAAAAGACCCCGCCGAACAATGGCGCGAAGATTCCGGTTGAGCCGCCCATTGGCGTGTAAACGGTCGGCGTCGTGGCCGAAACGAATCCGGCGCTCGGTGACACTGATGGCGCTGGCCCGTTGATATAGGGCATTGGCGGCGGCGCAATGAGTGGCGGGATGCCGCTGCCGCTCGGGTCAGTCCATATTTGCACAATCGGGCCGCCGCCGCCGGTGTCTGTCGGATATAAGGTCGGACTGACCTGATAATTTCCGCCGCCGGTGTATGCGCCCCACTGCGGAATCGGGGTCGGCTCGATTGAAATTCCGGTCGATTCGCCGAAACCTGTTGTGACCATTCCGCCGGTTTGAAAAGTCGGTATGATGCCGCCAGCGTGCCCGATTAGACCGGCATTGAGCGACAACAGGAAATCGCCATATTTGTCGGCCACGCTTCGGCGCATCATTATTTCGCCGGTCTCGGCGACGATTAAGCGTTCATCGGGCGCGAGACCGCCATCGTGAAGACGTTTTAAGCGACCCACTTCGCCGCCTTCATGCGCGACCGACATTGCCTGAATCGCAAAAAGCGCCGTCGCGAACTCGGCAGGCGCGGCAATAGCGGCGCTTCCAAAACTTGCGACCGTGGCCGCAGTTGCGGCAGGTGCAAGTGCTGCGGCGATTTGCGGGCCGGTCACAGCAGCGGTCGTCGCCGCTGCCTGCGCATTAACCGCCGACATGACCCGCTGCAAAATCAGTTGCTCAACCAATTTGAGACCAAGAAGTTCAATCGACTGCATCATTGATTGAAGATTGAATTTGCCGGTCACAATCCATTGATTGACGCCTTGGAGCGCAGTTCCGACGGTGTCTTCAATCGTCGTCGCGAGTTGATGCATCGTCGTTCCGAACCCGTTGACCCAAGTTTGCAACTCAGATTGAAGCGGGCGCAGAGCGCCTTGGAGTTCCAAAGACAACTGCTGCCAAGTGAATCGCAATTTTTGGGTCTCGGCGTTGATTCGTTCGAGTTCCGCCGGGTCGGTGATTCCGACCTTCATCGCCTGCAACTTCTGCATCTGCGCAACGATGGCGTCCATTTCGGCGCGATATTGCTGAATCATCGCGACCTGTTTTGCGTCCGCGCCCATGAACGGGTTGGCCTTAATCAATTCCTGTTGCTGCCGAATCCGTTCCAAGATTTCCGAACCCTGACGCAGCGCCGCGTTCAGTTCCTGTTGTTCTGCGACTTTCGCTTTTTGTTCGCCTTCTTTTTCAATCCGGCTTTGTTCTTCTTGGAACTTTTTCGCCGCTTCGTTCAGCTTGTTCCATTCGCCGGTAACAAGGGCGATGACAGCCCGCAAATCTGCCATCTTCTTCTGTAGTTCAATCCAACGCGGATTGTCGCCAGCGTCAGCGGCAGCCAGCGACGCAATCTTCAAATCGTCGAGCTGAAGATTTAGTTTCATTATTTCCGCAGTCGTCACCGGCAGCGACTGCGCATAACGAACGTTTGCTTCCGCGTTGCGCTCGACATTTTGCTGAGTCAAAATCAGCTTGTTCAAATAATCTTGTTGCGCGATTGCGGCTTTGTCGGTCGCATTGCCGTAGTCGTTCCATTGACTTTGAAGCGTGAAAACGTCTGTGATGACGCCGCCAAGCGCGATTCTGAATCTTTCCCAACCACTTGCATCAGCGGCCTGCCTTGTGAGCGCCTGCAATTTGTCAGTCTGCGTTTGGAGTTCGGTCGTGAACGTCCGCGCCATGTTCGCAAGGTCTTGCTCGGTCGTTGCTGCCTTTGCCAAGTCCTGCAAACTGCGGCTTGTGTTTAGCAATTCGCGGCTTTGTGCTTCAAATTCTTCTGTGACTTTGACGGCGGCTGCGTGCGCGTCTGACAGCATCTTAACCAGCGTGAAAACGCCGATTCCGATAATGGCGACCGGATTGCCAAGCGCGGACAGGGCAGTTCCAAGACCTCGCGCACTGACTACGCCATCGGCAATTTCGCGCGACAGCGCGGCGGCCTCGTATCGGGTCAGTTCAAAGGAACGCGGCAAACCTGCCGCCGCTTCTTGGGTCTGTTTGACGGATTGAGTCGCGCCATCAATCGCGTTTTGGACTTCTTTGACGCCGCTCAGATCGGCGGTCGTCGTGATGTTGATTTGAAGCGTCGAATCAGTCGCCGCCATGTTCGCCTTTCGCCATCCGCAACAGACTGTCGCGAATATCTTTCAGCGCAAGTTGCGGATTTTCAAGATGTGGCACAAGCGAAACTTGAAGATCAAGAAGTTTCGCAATGCCGGTTTCCACTTCTATTCGTTCCAACCATAGAAGCAACTGCGGCCCGCTGAACTCGGCGACTTGCCCCGGCGTCAGGTGGTAATGATAAGCGACTGACGCACAGAGTTTCCCTATTGAGACGCGGTCGCCGGTTTCTTCGACTTGTCGGCGAGTGCGCCTTCCCAAACCGCTTGCATTTTTCTCCACTCCGCTTGTCGCTCCCACCAATCTGTAAAAAAAGGGCCGTTGAGTTTTTGCCCTTTCGTCGCGATTTTGCTGGCGCTTTCCGGTTGCAAGGTATCTGCCCAACCCTTCGGTTTGTCGCAATACAGTTCAATCGACCGCGATTCGTCGCCGATTGTCGTCATAAATTCCTGCATCTTTGAAATTGGAATGTGCCTGACCTTAACGGTCTCGGCTGCACCGTTATTTTGATAATGCACTTCCACCTCGATGCCGCCACTCACAACGACAAGTTCGGCTGCCGTTCTAGCTGCTTCTGTTTGTTGTTCCATCGGTTAGGTTGTCAGATGCAACACTGTCATCGGTGACGTGAGCGTTGCAACTAAAATCGCTTCCCGATAACTGTCCGGCTTGAATTGACCGCTTTTGTCAATCGACAGGATGCAGGGAAACTGGAACACATAACGCGACGGCGGCACTGCGCCCGCGCCCGTTCCGATGCTTGCCTGACTGTCATCTTCGCCGTGTAGCTCCAACGTGCCGGGCCGGTTAAGCAGCGTCAGCGCGGTCACGTTATCGTAAGTCAGCGCCGGGCAATCGTATGTCACTGTGCAACTTGTTGCGTTGGCAATCGACGAATTGAGCGGGATATAAACTTTTCCCGCGCCTCGGTCGATGTAGTAGTCAGCCGTTAGACCTTCAACCTTGCTGATTGGCGTTGTGAGTGAAGCGTTGTTCAACCCATATTTGCCGACCGAAAAGACTGAACCTTTGTTCGACGTGAACATGAAGGTCGATGCCGTTCCGGCAGTCTGCGTTGTGCTGGCCTGCGCTGTTCCGCCCCACAGAAGCGCGAGGGTTGGCGTTGTGAACTCATCAACTGTGATGTTCCATGCGCCCATTGACGAATAAGCGTCATATCTGTCCATCGAAAGAACGCCGCGCCGGGCACTGTAATGTTCTTTTCGCTTGATGCCGAAATTGCTTTCATACATCTGAATGTTGCCCAAGTCGATGCCACTCGACGCGCCGGACGCCGTAAAATAGCCGCGTCCGGTGTGGCGTTCCTTTGAATATGCTACTCCGTAATCCATTGTTGTTTCCTTCTAGTTGTTTGCCTCAGTTACTTTTTTTCCGCTTTTTCCGAGGCTTTGGAAGAAGGCGGAAAGCTGAACGTGTTTGTTTCTCCGGTTTCCGAATAATCACTGATCGACGACGATTTGCCGTCTAACGATTCGCAACGCGCCGCGCGTGGCGGAAACGCTTCGACGATCTTTGCGCGATGTTTTTTGCCGTCGTGGCCAACCACAAGCACTTCTGTTCCGGCGACCAGATATTGCGGGACTGCTTCATTCATAATTTATTTTCCTATGTTGATTGGTGCTACAAAGCGAACGTTGTAAGTCAAAATCGGATGATCGGAAACCAATATGAACGGCGTCGCGTCTAGCAAAATGCGGTCGGCGCGATGACCCTGCGGCGAAAAACCGTGAAGCCGCTGCATGACGAACTCTACCAAGTCGAGCGACGCGACCTGCGTCCCGCTCGCGCCGCTGTTGATGACGACGTTTTCTTGAATCTGAATTTCAACGTTGCACCTAAACTGAACCGGGTCGCCCGGATTGTCCGAATACTTTTTTCCGCCGCCGGGCGTCATCACAATTCCAATGATGCCCAACGAACCAACCTTCTTTGCGATTGCCGTCCCAAGATCGCCGATTCGCTCTGTAATCCAAGAAATGCTGCCATTGGCCGCAACGGGCGCAGGAACGGTCGGGTCAACCGCAGTCAACCGGCCAATGATCGCTTGTTGAAGGTTTGCCAGTTTGCTCATGCCTTGCCGGTGTCTTCCAATAATTTGTCGATTTCGTCTGTGATCGACTCCGCAATAAACTCAGAGTTTTCAGTGACTCCGGTTCTTACCGGCGCACGCTCGGGGATTGTCATCTGATAGGGTTTGCCCTGACCGCGAACGACAGTTCCGCTCCATCCGTATTCATGCAGTGCGCCATAAAAGACAGGCGAACCAATCGACGCCGTCACCGTGTTTCCGTCGATCACTGCCGATTCTTCGCGCAAACTTCGCTGCAACTGCTGCGTCTTAATTCCGAGGCGATGATCTTCTGGCGGGAACGGCCCTTTGCCACTTAACCGATTCGCCTGAATCCGACCGCGCACAATCGAAAGCGAATAGTCCATTCCGCGCTTAATCGCCTGCGGCAATTCGACGTCCAAGTCGTCTATCTTTTTCAGCTTGGCGAGCGTGTCTGCCGGAATTGTTATTTGAACGGCGATCATTGGGCCAAATAGTCGTCTTTTGTTGCCGGAATCGAAATGCAACCGCAGTTGATGACGTCTTCTGCGCTTCCGTCAGGGTCATGCGGAAACATTAACGGCGGGTCGCCGACCGGATAAGGTTGGTCGGCAGGCACAATCAAGCCGTCAATTTCCAAGTGATCTTCGCGCGGTTCTTTCGGCAGCCCGCTGTGAATCCATTGTTTGAATTCAACGCCTGCTTGGTCGGCGGCAGCTTGGCTCGCGAACCCATACGCCGCAGCCGTCTCGGTCGAAGCAATCAGAGCGCCCCTTGTCGCATCAATCTGCGCAAATAAGGCGCTGATGCGCTCTGACAGTTGCGCCACGGATTCGCCCTTCAAAAGACCTTCTGAAATCGCCGCTTGAACTTCTTTGAAGATTTCATCAGGAACGCCCGAAAGCAGGTTCAATCGCTGCGAAATCAAATCAAGCGTGTCCTGACTCGGCACTTTCCAAGGGTCAGAATATCCGAGCGCGTCCAAGGTGTCATTGGCCGCTGTGCTGACCGCAATCGGAATTTCAGTCTGAATCATCCGAATCAAATCCTGTCTGAACTGATCGACGTCGAAAGCGATTTTGTTCGCGTCAGGATGCATCGGGTCGTCGGTCGAGTCTTGGGCCAAAATCGGACGGTTTTGGTGATAATAACGATGCGCTTTTCGCAATGTCTCGGCCTCGGCGAAAGAAAGAACTCGACTGAACGCAGCCTGAAATCCTTTCTCGATCTTGTTGCGACTGCGCTTGAATCCGGCTGCCCGCCGTTGATGTGGTAGTGAGGCCACTCCGGTCGATGAGCTACTCAGAGCAAGAACAAGTCTCGCTTCAACTGCGGGCAGCGCGGAAATTGCAACAATCATGCGGTTGGTCATATCGTCGGCGAATTTTCTGTGACCATCACAACGCGATTTGCGCTGCCCCAAGACCCACTTGTTATATCAGTGGCAGTGCCAATGTCGCCTTGCGTTACCGTCGCGATTTCTTTGGAAATGTCCCGCAAATGCGCCATCGCATCGGCCTTTTCTTTCTGTCGAATATCGGTCAACAGCGTTCCGCTCGGGTCTTGGGCCAGATAAGAATATCGAGCGATCACAAGAACGTCGTCTTTGACTTCTGGCGGAACGCCGGTCGGTTCCATGATGTTGCCGCCGCCTTCGACGTAGCTGCGGGCAAGACTGACCGCGCTGGCAACGCATGAATCCAAGTCTTGCAACGGCGTGAATCCAGTCATTGCCGTTTGTTCGGCTGCCATTAACCGAATGTCGTCGCCGGTCAGTTGAATCCAGTTGCTCATCTTGTTGTTTTTTCAAAAATGCCCATGTCCCAACCGCCTTGCGCCCGGTCGGCGTTCAGCATTTCGACAAAACGCCATCCGGCTCGCTTCTGATTTAGCAACCCGAGTTCGGCGCAAGCGCCTCGAACATCGACGCCGCTAGGGCAATGCGGCTGCGATTGGCCGAGTTGCTCTGCTGAAAAATCGTGAAACATGACAACGCCGCCTTTGACCGTGAACGCTTCGACGCCCAAGAAATCGACGATCACACAGGGTTTGCCGTGGCAGCCGTCAATCAACGCGAACATTATCGGTTCATTCCAAAATTCAGTCAGAAACGATTGCGAGTCTTTGAAATAAACGCTGACTTCGTTCCATTTCGGGCGAACGATTGTGCCGTTTGGCGTTGTGAAGGAAATCGGAACGCCGCGTTTCTGCGCCCATTGGCGCGTTTGATCTTCGCTGAACGAATAGCCGTTTGGAAGTTCGACTCCAATCGCCCGCCATTTCGTGCCGCTATCTTTGAGCGTTTGCGCGACCGCGCTCAATGTTATGCCATGGCCAACTCCGATTTCAACATAAGTCACTTCTTTGAAACGATTCGCCATCGTCTGCGCCTGCGCGACGATTCTATCTTCCATCCCGTTCATTCCGAATCCCATTATCATGCGGCAACTTCCACAGTTGAATTTTCATTTTTGAGTAACGAATCCGCGAAAGCCGCGACTTCGTCGGGAAATGTTCGGAAGATTTCGAGGCATCCGACTTCGCAACTTGCTCGATATGCTGGTTGCAAACAGTGGCAGCCCGCACAAGGCAACGCTTTCTTCCTATACGAAATGACCTCTGGAATGTGCGCATATATTCGCTCAGTGGTCGGCCCCTGAATCGCAATCGCTCTTGTGCCAATCGTTCCGGCCAAGTGCGCCGGGCCGCTGTCGTTGCCGATGACAAGACGCGCAGACTGAATCGCAGCCGCGATATAATCCCAAGACTGGCCGACGATGCAATGAAACGGCATGAAAAAAGTGTAGTCGCGTTGCTCCATGACGACCTTTACCGAGTAACCCGCTTTCCGAAGCAACAACCCAAGTTCAACAAAATAAGATGGCGGCCAAGTGCGCGGTGCCGAAAAACAATGCGGGAAAATAAGAACGTCGGCGCTGTCGCGTCGGCCCATTTCCCTTTCAAGTGGAATCATTTCAAGACGTGGCCGCTTTGGTTCAGCTTTCGCCCCTAGATAGCGTTGAATCCATTGAATGTAGGAAAGCGGCGAGTTCAGTTTCACAGCGGTTTCATAACCAATTTGGGTTGTGATCGCGTCGGTCGGGTCGCCAGTGACCGGCAGTTGAAACATTCGCAACATCGCCGCTCGCCAATCCTTTGCATACAGTTCGACGTGTTCACCGGCCTGCAACAAACCTTCTGCAACCCAAGCGAAGCAGACAATGTCGCCGACGCCTTTGAACCATCCGTTGAACGTGTCGATCTTCATTTTTTTCTCAGAGACGCGGCGAAGCGTGCTTTTGGAGCGAACCGACTTCGCCGCGTTCCGAGTGTTTCCATGCTTATCGTGCTGAACCTGTTCCGGCAGCGGCTTTGACCATCTGTCCGGCGTTTGTCTGGCCTGCCGCAGTCCCATACATGAACGCGATTCGGCTCGTTGCAGTCCCGAGCGTGTGATTCGTGTATTGAACCTGCATCACCGACATTCCAATGTCGGGGTCAGTGACCGTTTGAATGTTGCCGCTCGATGCGCCCGGAAATACTGACGTGTAATCGTTCGGCATCCGGGTTGCGATAATCAGCGCGGACTTGCTGCCAGCAAAGCCAACCAAGTTGGCGTTGTTCGATGGCAGGTTCGGCGCACTGTAAATATCGAACGCCTCGATTGGAATTGCGAAGGCGCTCGCCGGTGTCGGGCCGCCCGTCATAATGTCGGGACGCGGCACGTTGGTCGCAAACTGAATCATCGACGCATCTTTTTCAAGGTTTCCGAAGGCCGCAGGCCACAACAGCATTGTCCGGTTGCCGAGACCCAACGGAACGCCGCGAAGCGTCAACGCTGTGCCAATGTCAACGACAGTCGCACGCGCGAACGCCGCCGAAGTCGAAACCGTGTTATTGGTGAAGTTGGCGTCAGTCAGATTCGCATAAAGCGCGTCAACCAAGTTTTTCCCGAGCGCATACGCAGCCGCCTCGGAAAATTCGTCAAACAATCGCCGCATCGTGGACGCAAGCAGTTGCTCGTTGAATGTGATCGGAACGCCTTTGTGATTGTTAATCACGACCGGCACATCGGTCGTTTGCGCAACCGCGTCTGTCCATCCGGTCGCAGTCGAATACGTTTGCACCGTCGGAATCGCGATTGTCCGGGTCATAATCGTCTGATTGAATGTCGCCGGTTGGTCGCTGAAATCGGTCGTGAACCGCGTGATCGGCGGAAAGATGAACTTCAAAAGTTCAAGCGTCCGCTGCGTTACCAGCGTTCCTGCAATCGTGCCAAGGTTGGAATCGGTAATGTCACCGGCAACCAACGCTTCACGCGCAACGCTCAGTCGAGCGCCAAGCAGCCGTTCGCGTTGCTCGCGGTTCTTTGGCGTGTCTTTGAATGTCGCGGCGTAAATCGCTGCAAAGTCTTCCGAACATCGCGTCTTGGTCGCCGAATCGCTTGTTCGCTGACTGTCCTGACAAATCAACGCCAGCTTTTGATATACGTTGAACGGGTCTTCGAGCGAAATTTCGACGTGACTGCTGTCGCCGGTTACGCGATTGCGCAGACCGCTCGGGCGCTGCATCGCTGCCATCAACGTCTTGGTCGAAGCCGGGTCGGCCATGAACATCAATTTCCAATGCTTCTGCGCCAAATAGTCTTTGGGCAGGATTCGACCGTCGGCAATGCACGCTTTGATCGCGGCGTCGGCGTCGTCTTCTGTCCTTTTGCGAACCTGTTCGGCCAACAGTGCGGTTTTGGCTTTGAGTTCAGCCGATTCGACTTCGAGCGAGTTCGCCCGCAGTTCCGCTTCGGCTTTCGCCAATTTCATCTTGGCCGGTTCGTCTTCTTCGTTCGCAGCGACTTTCGCTTTGAGTTCATCGACTTGTTTTTCCAACTCCGTTGTTTTCGCCCGGAGCGCGGCGATTTCTTCTTCGTTCATTTTGTCTTTCTTTGTTTTGTTGTTATCTGACGCTCCGGTGATTTCACCGGCGTTTTTCGCCCATAAGGGCAAATCTGAAAAGGCGGGGTCGTTGACCAATCCGCCCATGTTTGGTGACGCTTTATCGCAGCACACGACTCGCGCCGGGTCTTTGCGCTTGTCATCGACGTGGAAGACCGGACTGAACGCCCGGAAATCTTTGCCTTCGACTGCTTTCCGACCGCTTTCACTCCATTCGCCTTTTGCGACAACGCCTTCGCTGTCACGCCAAACAAATGAACTCGGCCAGAAAGACGCGCGACCGTCTTCGTGGTTAAAATCGAAATAAACTCGCTTGTCAGTTGCGGCCTCGATCTTGCGGCGCTGCGATTCCATCGCGCCAGCAGTGTCGGCATTAACTAAGACTTTGATCGGCTTGCCGATGCCGCCTGAAACCGGAGTGATGGCGTGCAGGCCGACCGGCAAGAACACAAGTTCGTTGCGTTCAATCCTGTTGATATTGACCGCAGCGCGACATTCAATCGCCTTTGACTCAACCTTTTCGTTTTTGTCTTCACTGGCCGATTCTGCGTCGCCAGCGATTTCGATTCCGAACTTTGCGCACGCCGCGCGAATCTTCGCTTTCACTTTCGCCAAGTCGTCGCTCGAATACGCGGAAGCGTTCGACGCTTTGTTAATGTAACTCCATGCGGCGCGGGCATGGTCAGCAGTGTCAATCGGATAACGCTTTTGTTTGTCCGACTGATAGCCGGGGTCAGCATAAGCGACGTCGCCATAAGGTGCTTTCTCTGCCATAACTTTGATTTTCCTTAGCTGTGACCGCCGTGAAGTTTCACTCTGACGAAAACGGCGTCGTCAACGAGCGCGTTCACGGTCGAACTCATCTGATAATTGCTAGACGAAAGCTGTTCGGCATCGCCTTTTGATTTTTCTTCCGCCGGTGCAGCTTTCTGTTCGTCTTCGGTTTCGTGCGTTGCTTTCTTTTTCGTTGTCATAATGCTTCAAACGGTTGTCGCCGCAGATGGCGGCGGAACAGGTTCAGCCGACGGCGGCGGTTTTGGCGAGCCGGGCGCAGGTTCATGCGTCGGCGGCTCGCTTGTTGGCGCTGGCACTGGTTTGGGTTGCGGTTTCTTCGGCGTGTGCGGTTTTTGTTTCTTGCCCATGACTTTTTTCCTTTGCAGTCGTTTTGCCGCTTTAACGGCCCTGCGTTGACGTTTCTTCTTTTTCATAATTCAGACGCGATCAGTTCCAAACAACGCCCGGATTCGGACTTCGGTCGTTTGATCGGCTGACGGCGGTGAATCAAATTCCAAATTGATGTTGCCCGCGTCGTCAATCGTCGCCGCGACTTCATGCTTTGACGCTTCGGCATCGAAAATCCCGCTCGGCATCACGCCATCGCGTATCGGCTCGGGCGCTTTGAGCGCACTGAGCGGAATCTGAATTCTTGTGTTTTCGTCGTCGCCGACGATTTCAAAAACATATTCACCGACTGTCCTAATCATGTTTTCCGTTCTTTCCTGTTACGAGTTCACCTGAAAGTTTTTTGAGTTCGCTGTGGAACTCCGCGTCGTCAGGAATCAACACGATGCGAGACAATCGCGATTGAACAGCTTTCGTGACCTTGTCTTGGCGATCTTGCTGTTGTTGGCTTACCGGCTGGCCTTCGGCTGCTTTTTGCGTCAGCGAATCTTCTTGCGAAGGCCCAAGCGTTGTTGGCGGCTTAACTTGCGCGACCGGCGGCACAAGAACTTCTTCGTCGCCTTCGGGTTCTGGAATCGAGTATTTCTTGCGGATATGCGACAGCGGAATCGGCGTGCCGATGTTGACCAAAATCTGATCGCGCTGCGCGTCTTGATAGCTGCCTTCGTTTTCTTCTAGGAATCGGCACACTGGCGCTTCGTCGTCGTTGCCATAGTTAAGGCGCAAAATTGACGGAATCAGTTGGCCGTTGAAAACGTCGGCCACATAATCGCTCGCCGCTTCCAAGCGATCTTGTTTGAGTTGCGCTTCTACAGTTCCAAACGCCTGACCGCCTTTGCCGCTGGTCATGGTATTGCCGGTCATCGTTTGACCAAGAATCAGCGAACGCGCATACCTGTCGGCGCGATCAAGTAAATGCGCCTGTGGCGACGAATCGCCTTTGCCAGCGTTTTCACCTTTGAGTTCAAGCGTTGTGCCTTGCGGAAATGCGCCCCAACCTGCGCTGCCCATGTTCGCCAACATGTCGCAAATCGCGCTGATGGTCGCTTCTGCCGCTCCGGTCGGATAAGTCGCCCAACGAAACGGCAACCCGAAGACCTGCGCAAGATTCAGCAACCAATCGGCTGAAAAATTGCAAGCACACCACCACCAAGCAAGAACTCGCAACATCGGGCCGCCCAACACTGCGCCGGGTTTTACCTGATGAATTCCAATCAAGAATTTGTGAGGCGGAAAATCAACCAACTGACTTTGGTTCGGCGGCGGAAGCGCAAGCGACGTGTCGAAATAATACGGATTCGGGTTGAGACCCATGATGCCGAATTGGTTGAATCCATATTGTTGCGGTTGCACATAGACAGTCGCTCGCGGGCCTGTGACGGTGCCGAGCGAACCTGCTTCGTAAGTGTCCCATATCGTTTCCATGACGGTGTAACCGCGAAACCATGCCGCCATCAGATTTTCGACCGTGTCTTTTAAGCCGAACTCGCCTTGTGAAACGACCGGATTCATTTTGCGAAGCACAGTCGAAACGAGTTTCGTTTTCTCGACCGCTGAGTCAGTCGGCTTTTCGTCTTCCTCGGTGAACGGGTCGAAGATGATTTCGCGTCTTTTAACGCCGTAAGTGAGTTCCTGAACGCAGGTCGCCAACTCTGGCCAACTATCAAGCATCAAATCGAAAAGCTGTGCTTGCTGAATGTGATTGCCAGCGACCGCGCCGCGCAAAATCATTTCAAGATAATTCGGCGTTACCGCGCCAACACTCGGCAAAATCCAGTTCGTTTGAAGCGCGTTTGTAGTGCGCCTTTTCAGGTTCGTCGGCATCGCGCCATTGAACGGCTGCGTCGGCGGCGGTTTCGCCTGCCCGAACAATCTGCGTTTGATCGCGTCAAAGATCATGCCTGCACAAGTCGCTTGGGTTTGAATCCTGTCGCAAATCGGCTAGGCGCTGGCCGACCATAACGGATTTTCGAGACGTCAGTGATTGCGCCGGTTGGAAGTGTCAGCAGCGTCATGCCGCCGCTTGTCGCATCGACCTGATCGTCGTTTGCGGCTTCGGGAAACGCGCAAAGTTCGTCGATAAACTTCTGATTCCAATGACCGCGCACTATTGCGAATTTGCCTTGCTCGCTTCGAGCAACGACCGGCAAAGCGCGTGTCAGTTTGTCGCGATGAACTTCAATCGGCGTGAACGTGTAAGGCAAAAGCAAAGGGTCGCGAAGCAGCGTTTGCAAAACGCCGACTTGTGCGCTCACACACTCGATGCCTTGTTGCACATAAGGCCCGTCAGCGCGTGCAAACTGAGCGATGCATTTGACGGCTTCGGGCCACTCCATTCGCTCGCGGACAACGTCAGCGACAACGACGGTGCCGTTCTGCATCATGCCCATGCGAACGCCAGCAGTGAAATCGCTTGTCGTCTTTTCGGTGAACGCCAAGTCCCATGATCGAACCCAACTCAAGCCGTCGGGTTCGTCTTCGATCACTCGAATGTTTTGGCGCTTAAATAACGCGCCAGCGAGTTGCACAAACTCGGCGTCGATTTCCTGTCGTGCAACGAGCGCGGGCAAAGTTCGCCGCAAGTCTTCAATTTCCTTCGGGTCGATGTGCGGGTTTGCGCGTGTCGGATATTGGAAGTTTGACCAGTCGGCTTCGTGAAAGCCGCGCTGAAAAAGCGTGTTGAAATAATTAAATCCGAACGGCGTCGAAATGAACCAAGCGTCGCCGCGATTGTCCATCAGACTCGGTCGAACGCATTGTTCCCACATTTCTTCGAGACCGTCGATGTGCGCTGCTTCATCAAACACGACAAAGTCGATTCCCTCGCCGCGCAGCGCGTCGGGTTCTTCTGCTGTGCGGAACTGCAACCATCCGCCGCCAATCATGGCGAAATCGAATGATCGTTTTTGCAAGTGAATGTCGAGACCCGGAATCTGTGACGCCAAGTTTGACGCCATGCGCCAACCGCTCTGATACGAGTCGGAAGCGTAAGATGGCGCAATCCAACGACATTTGCCGCCGCGACTTGCTTTGAAAAAAGCCGCGCTTATGCCCAAGATGCCTTTGCCGAAACGACGACCGGCAGCGATCACCTTGTAACGCGATTCGCGCTCTGCGATTTCAATCTGCGCTTGGTGAAATTCCGGCAGATAACCGTTGATGGTCTCTGTCGCGTTGCTCTCGTTGATGACCATAATGCAAAATCAGGGTTGTTTTGCCTTCGAGTCCGCTGGCGAAAACTTTGTCAGGCACTTTGCCAAAAGCGTATTCGATAAACGCTTTCTGCAACTGCGGTTCTTTTGACTCGGCCCATTGGCGCAAGATGTGTTCAGCGAGCGTGATCTTGTGGCCGTCGATTTCGATGATTTGCTGGCCGAGTTGCTGCGCCATTGCGCGGAACTGATCGAACGATTTCGGGCGACCGCGTCTGTTGATTCGCGAATCGCCTTTGACGAACGGAATCAAGCCGCGCTGTTGTTTCTTCTTTGCCGCGTCGCTCTGCTTGGACTCAGTATGCTGTGGCGATTTGCCGTTGCGCTCCATGTGCTTTCCAACGTCGGCATTTCGCACCGTGGAAAGCGAGTGTCAATGCAATTTCGCGCGGACGCCGGATTGGACAGCGTCGGCGCGATGTTTAACTCAGCGGCGTTGCCAGTGCCAATGACGACGCCAGTTTGGGCACCAAGCGCCTTTGCGTGACTTGATCGTGCCGCAGATTCGACACCTAACCGTTTGTTTTTTCGTCTTCAAGTGTCTTCACGATTGCGCTGCATAACGCTCGGGCCTGACTGCCTCGCCCGTAAAACATTGCGCCAGCATTGCCGACGCCAAGATTGTCAGCGATTGCGTGCCACAGATTCAGCAGGTAAACGCCTCGGGTTTCTTTGACAACGCGACCATCTTTGAAGATGGTTGATTTCGGGTTTCGAGTGTCCGACTTGAAGGTTTGGACAAGTCGTTTGGCGGCGGCTTTGTCCAGACCCAAGTCGGCGAACGGAATCGCGTCGGCCCGATAGATTGAATGGCCGTCGAAGCCGTGTTCCTTAATCCACGCTTTGCCTTTGTCGGTGACTTTGCGTTTGTTGGAATCGGCGATCTTGCGCATGTCGCGCTCGAAGTTGTCTTTGTCTTCTTGGGTTCGCTCGATCATAACAGGGTCACTCCTTTCCGGGTGTTGAACTGCACGCACTTCTTCACGAACTCAATCGTGTTGCGTTCGATCTTGTCCAAGAATCGCGATGAGACGCGGCGATGCCGTGGCATCCCATGACTCTGCGCGAACTCAAGTGCGAGTTGTTTGATGTGCGAGCGGTTAATGGCACCGCTCACACGGTTTCTTGATTTCAGTTTGATTTCGTTGCACCGGCAATCGGCGTCTGAATAGCCGTCGTTGCATGGGCAACTGATTTTGTGTTTTTTCATGCCTCAATATACACGACGATTTTTGGACACTCGTTAGGCCGCAGGGAAATTCGGAAGTCTGCTTAGGTAGGTTGACAGGAAAAACGCGCCCCGGATTCGTTAGGCCGCAGGGAAAAGTGATGCAGGTTTGATGCCAACCGTTCGCTTTCATAGGTGAAAAATGTTACATGAATGTCACAAAGCGGTTTTCTGTAACTCAAAAAACGGCCCGATTGTTGGGCGACTTCTTGCATTGACAGTCGGATTGCTCGCGCTTATAGCGCGAAAGACTTCCCGCGATGGCAAACGTCAAAATTTCTGCGCTGCCCGTTGCCTCGACTGTCGGCCAAACCGATGTGTTTCCGGTTGTCCAAGGTGGCACGACCAAAGGTTCAACGGTTAACAATCTTTGGGAAGCGACAGCGGTCGGAAACGCTGCTTACACGATTCTAATCACCGATGTGATGGTTTACACGTCGGTCGCGTTTACGCTGCCGCGTATATGGACGCTTCCACTTGCCGCCAATTATGGCGCTGGTCGGATGCTTCGGATTATTGACGCCAAAGGAACTCTGACCGGCACAAACACTCTGACGATTCAGTGCAGCGGCACAAACACTTTTAACGGCGGCGGCACAACCAAAGTGATGAGTTCGGCAGCGCAAACGATGCTGCTGGTCAGTGATGGCGTCGGCGTGTGGACGATTGTCGCCCAAGCGCAGGCGGTCGCGGCGGGCAATTCCTTTCAGTTGACGACGGTGACTGTTGCGGGAAACACAAATTCGACGCAATCGACCGCAAACGATCATTACATCGATTTCAACGCAAACGCGGGCGCTGGCGCTTACACGGCAACGATTTCGTTGCCGGATGCCGGGATGGTTCAGGGTCAGACTTGCTCTATTTTCATTACAGTTGGCGCGACCAATCAGCCAAAGGTGCAAGTGTTTGACAACACGACTGCGGGAACAAAACTTTTTGAGTGGCAAGGTGACGGAACATTAACAAACATCAACTTGGTTTGCGTTTTCAACGGCACGAATTGGCTGCTGTGGGACGCGCATTTTTGGGCATGAAAACAAAACTACTGATCGCGGCAATTCTAATCACGGCGGCAAGCGCGTTCGCGCAATCGACGATTCAAAAAGGCGCGTTCATCATGGACGCGACGACACCTGCCAACACTGCTGTCGTTCAAAACGCGGCACCGACTGCCGCGCAGCAGGCGCTTACGGTTCGACCAATCCTGACGCCGGTCGCGTCTGGCGGTTTGACGACGTTCCATCTTGTGAGCGCGGCCACAACCAACGCAACCAGCGTCAAAGCAAGCGCCGGGCAGCTTTATGGTTGGTATATTTACAACTCGAACGCGGCGGCTCGCAAAGTCGCTTTTCACAATACCGCAGGCACGCCGACCGCTGGCGCGAGCGTGTTCATGACGATCACAATTCCCGGTTCGAGCGCGGCCAACGTCTTCACCGATTTTGGAATCCCGTTTTCGACCGGAATCGGTATAACGACCACGACTGGCCTCGCCGACACTGATGCGACTGCGGTCGCGCTTAACGACCTGACCATAAATCTTTTTTACAAGTGAAACGCATCGCCATTTCTGCACTGCTTTTTGCGAGCGCGGCAGTTTGCCTTGGCGATGCTTTGTTCGGGCCTTTTCTGGGGCAACTCAGTTCGACCGGCGCTGGCAATAACGGCGCTGCTGCTGTCGTCTGCAACCCATTAACCGACGTCGCCGGAATCAAAGTTTGGTTAAAGATAGATTCGCTTAACGGAACGTCGAACGGTTCATCAATTTCAGCTTGGAATGATTCAAGCACGAACGCGCTCAATTTCAGCCAAGCTACCGGCGCGACGCAACCGACTTACTCGACAACGGGCGGCCCCGGCTCGACGCCAGCGGTCGTGTTCACCGGCGGTTCGCAATACATGGCGAGCGCGACCATGACCCAAGCGCAGCCGATCACGGTTTTCATTATCCTTCAAACGACAGTGACAGGCGCGGTCAGTCCATTCGTGTGGGGCACCGGCGGCTCGGCCTCAATGTCGATGGCGCTTTCAAACGGTAAATACAGTATGAACGCCGGAACGGCGCTGAATAATACCGTGAACGCTGACACGAACTGGCACGTTTGGGCCGGTATCTTCAACACGACTTCGAGCGAGTTCTGGATTGACGGCGGTGCGGCGGCAGCAGGGCCAGCGACTACAGGTTCGGGCAGCTTTTCGACGCAGGCAATGGACATTGGCACAGCGGCCAGTAACACGTCGATTGGTTGGAAAGGCGACGTTACTGATCTTCTTGTTTACTCTGGCGCGTTGACCGTCGGCCAGATTAACACGGTCGCCAACTGCATCGCCGGTCTTCGTGGGTTGACTTGGACAACAGCATTTTGAACGCAATTACAAAGTTGAAACAATGGCTCGCCAAAGTTAAGGCGAAAAGCGGCAGCGATTCGGCGCTCGGTTTCTCGGGCGAACTCAGAATGAAAGTGACAAGAAAACATCAGAAAAATGAAATCAAAAAGCATCATCATTAAATTGCCCGGACTCGGGCGCATGGCCGTTATCTTCGACCGAAACGGTGAATCGGGATTTTGGCCCGGCGGTCTTTGTTTCCGGTCGAATCTTCATGCGCGTGCTACGCGCCAGATGAAAAGCGGAATCTATTGGACGGATGAGTTCGACCTTGGCAGCGGACTAACGACAAACGTCGGCGCTTTGGCGCTCGCCAATGACGCGCTTTGGACTGCGACAAACGCGCTCAATTCGCTTTTCGCGAAAATGAAATATCACGCGAGCGGCACCGGCTCGACCGCCGCTGCTGCAACGGATATTTCACTGCAAACGCCGTCAGGTTTTGGCGGCCAGACGCCAGTCGTCGGAACGCAGGTTCTTGTGAGCGCGGCCAACCTTCAAAAATATCAGACCGTTGCGACGATCAATTACACCGGCACAGAAACCGTCGCCGAGTGGGGTCTTTTTTCATACGGCTCGACACTGCCATCTGTCGCGAACTTATCCGACGCAACCGGCTCGCCATTCACCGCTGGAACTGCAACGACCGGCACCGTGACGGCGACGCCGCTGACCGCTTCCAGCGGAACTGTCATGGGTCAGCAAATGTCGATCTTTCAAAACACCAACGCGACCCGAGTTTCGTGGGGTCTTGTGACTTCCAACACGACAAGCGTCATCACGGTGCCTGCATGGTATAAGACCGCCGACGGCACTGCGGGCACTGCGCCTGTCAACGCTGACACTTATGTCATTCGCCCGATTATGTGGGATCACCGCGTTTTCACCGGCATCGGGGTCAACTCGGGCGATTCAATTCAGTTCACTTACACGCTGACAATTAGTTCAGGCGGTTAAAATGCCAGATGTTCAACTAACGATAACGCTTCACGAACAAGGCGGCGTTGATGTGAGCGGCCCAATTTCAAACCCGATTCTTTGTTACGGATTACTCGAAATGGGCCGTGATGCACTGAAAGAATTTTGGGCGAAACAGGCTGCCGACGGGCCGCGCATTGTGCCAGCGCCGCCCGGTGTTCGCATTGTTAAGCCAAACGGAAGCTGAACCATGGCAGCCGGTCACGTCCAAGTCGCGCCGGATTCGACCGGCAAAAATGTTGACACGGTTTCGATTGTCTCGACCGAAGGCGGAACGCCGACTGTCCAGCGGCAAGTTGTTATCTGCGGCGACCCGACGACGTATGGCAATCAGCAGGCGGTCGATTCGAGCGGCAATGCTGCGGTTGCGGTTAAGACTCGACCGGGCGCTGCCAATCTGAATATCGCTGTCATCACGGCATCGACGACCGCCGCCACACTCGTTATTGCCCGCGCAACACGGCGCAGCGTGACAATTCGCAACACCGACCAAGCAATCAACGTGTGGGTCGGCCCGGCCACGGTCACAAGCGGGAACGGTTGGTTGCTTCTGCCGTTCGAGTCTTACACGCCGACTTGGACGGGTCTCATTCAAGTCATCGCGGCAAGCGGTTCGCCGATTGTGGTCGCTTGGGACGAATACGACTAAGGTCTTATGCCACTTCCGCAGGGTGCTTGGATTCCGTTCGCCGGACATTTTACCGGCATAGTTCAGCTTCACGGCGGAAGTGCCGATGTTGCGCCGCCGTCGATTCATAATCAGGCGGCAACCCACAAAATCGCATACAGGTTTATCTTGCCGCAGGCGGTCACGCTAACCGGATTCGATGTGATGTTGACTGGCACCGGCACCACGACCGGCATCACGATCAAAGGCCATATCGAGACTGAGACTGGCAGCGACCAGCCGAGCGGGACGCTGGTCGGGACTGACAGCGCGACCTTTTCACCGCCTGCTGGCGGTTCGGCGGCATGGGTTGGAGCGCAAACTTTCGGGTCAACCGCTGCGCTCTCGGCCAACACACATTATTGGCTAGTCTTAATCGACGGCGGCGGCACTGCGCCGACCACGAGCAATTACTATTCGCCGGTTTCAGAAGCAACGACTGGCGGCGGCGGCATGGTTTCGCGCGTGCGCAACTTTAACGGCACAAACTGGACAACAATTTCAGCACGGCAAACAGACCACAATGTTGTTTTCATCACCAATGACACACCAGCGCGGCACATCGGTTACGCTTCGGCTGGATTGACTTCGGTTGGTGCTGGCGCGATCAAGATTCAAAGCACGACACGCGAAGGCTTAAAATTTCGCATTGGCGGCAGGGCGCGACTTGGCGGCGCAACCGTCAAATATGGATATACCGGCACGCCGCCTAACGACATTGAGATTTTGCTTTTTCATGGCGCGACACAGTTGGAAAATGTCCGATTCACAAAGACTTTGTCGGTTCTTCAAGGCATTATCGTCAACATTGGTTGGCCGAGCGGGCCATACACCATGATTCCGGGCGACGATTATTACATCATGTTGCACCAAAACGCCGACGGCGGCTCAACCGCCAACTACTACACTTGCTGGCATTATCCGATTCAATACGCTGATGTGATGTTTCCGCCTAATTGGCACTCGGTCAACGGCACTGCCACCGACCCAACCACGCTGACCAATGACGACACTTACATTCCGGTAATTTTGCCGATTGTTTACGCCATCGACACCGACTACCAACTCGGATGGAAGATTCCGAACGTATCTTCGCCGGTAGGATGAAACCACCATGCTTCTTGCGCTCCGCTCACTTTGGGAAGCTGGCGGCGTCCAAAACACCAAGTCGCTGACCGGAACGCTTTCGTTCATCGGCGCGATAAAGAAGCTCACGGTTAAAAGCGCGTTCGCGGCAACGCTTTCGTTTCTCACTCGGTTCAAATATCCGCCGCGCTTTCAGGCAACGCTCAGTTTCGTTGGCGCACAGACCCGGCAGACGAATAAGAAAATAACGGCGGCGCTGTCGTTCATCGGTGCGTTCACGCGCGGCGCGTTTCACTCCGTCAATTTGACCGCGACACTCAGTTTTGTCGGCGCGATCAAGCGACTGACCGGCAAAGCGATCAACGCGACCTTGCAATTCATCAGCGCCGCAACGCGGAAAACGTTCAAGCAACTGCAAGCCGCTGTGCTTTCATTTGTCGGCGCGATTGCAACGTCGTTGAGCGGCGGCAGCCATGCTTACACGCAATCGTTCACGGCCACGTTCGCCCCGGTCGCGGCGTTCGTGAAGTCGATCAACAAAGGCACTTTCACGGCCACGCTGTCGTTCATCGGGAAGCTAACTAAGCAGCAAATCGACGCCGGATTTTTCGCGACGCTTTCATTTGTCAGCGCACAGACGCGGCGAATAACCAAAGCGCCATTCGGCGCGACCTTGTTTTTCTCGGGCGCAATGGGTCGCGGATTTGCTCGGGCGTTCACGGCGACATTGTCGTTTATTGGCGGTCTCGCGACACTTAGGCCGCTCAACCGCGCTTTCACGGCAACCTTGTCTTTCGTCGGCAACCTGAAACGCATCGAAGGCAAATACTTCAATGCGACGCTTGCTTTCTCGGGCGGCATCGGCAAAGCGATCAAAAAGAAACTGTCGGCGATTTTGTCGTTCGTCGGCGTGCTGTTTCCCGGCACCTCGGCTTCGATTTTTTATGCCGGTTCGGTCGCCGGTTCAACGCTATCGGGAACAGTCGCGGGCAGCACGCTGCAACCGCTCGAAAGCGACACGACGCTGACGTGCGACGAAACAGACACGACCGGCATCTTTGTTGACGAAACTGGCAGCGCGGCTTTTAGAGTGGAAAAAACGGAATGAAATTATGGCAACAACGATCACAACCAAACAGCATGACACGAAGATAACTTTCAAAGACACGCCAACCATCAACGGCGTTGCGCTTGTTCCGAGCGACCTGACCGGATGCACCGTTTCTTTTCTGATGAAAGACAAAGCGGGCATCGTTCCGGCGATCAAACAACCGGCCACGATTAACGGCGATGCGACGTTTTCATATAGTCCAGTCGCGACCGACGTCGCCAACACCGGAACGTTCCAACAGGAATGGGAAGTAGTTTACCCGACGACCAAGATTCTGACGTTCCCGAACGCCGATTACAACATCGTCAAAATCATTGCCGATCTTGGCTGAGTTTGGCTAGAACCGCCTCTGCAATTTCTATCATGTCCCATACGTTATTGGACTGACTAATTCGTTCCAGCGCATCCTTACACGCTGCCAGTTGCTCGCGGAGCGCCTCAAAGTTTTCGTTTGCCCGAACGGCTATTCCTACGGGAGTCCATTCTGGCGGTGGCGAACCACGAAGCACGCTACCAAGGCGACGAACTATTTCGGAAGTGTTAAAGTCCGATGCAATCTGCACTTTCGTCCGCGCCGCAGGGTTAGAACCTTTTGGCGCGGATTGCACTAACGGATTAGTTTCCGTCATGGGTGGTTCACCTTCCTTTCTCGTGTTGGTTTCATGATTGTTTTTGGTTGGAATCGTGCGCCCCTAGATAGCCGATGTAGTTGTGACGGTGCGATTCGGGAATCTTGAAGTCATGCAACCCGACAAGGTCAGCAATCTGATTGAAGGTCACGAAGCCGACGCCTAAAACTCGCTTAATCAGCGAATAATCGCGAACCGACGCGCGAAGACCATGCAGAGTGGTAGCAACAGTCGTTCCGAATATGTCAACCGGATTGCGCAAGATGTTCGCGACGTGCGTCGGCAGTTTTGCTTCGTCAGCGACCTCGCTCAACGGCTTGTTGGCAAATGAGTCGGCGTGATAGGTCGTTGTCGATGGCCCTTTTTTGTCGCTGACTGCACCGTTCATTCGCATCCGCATGACTTCGATGTGACGGAACAGGCCGCGCAAAACTTCGGCGTGCGACTCAGAAGGTTTTTGGGCTGCCGTTCGCAACCGTTGCTCGGCAGCCTTTCGCTTAACGATTTCGCTCTCGGACACTTCCCGCCAGCGGTCAGCTATCTTTTCCATTTCGCTCACCTGACGCACTGCTTCTTGCAATGCCCGTCTATGCGCAAGGTTTTGGTCGATGAGTTCAAGAACCCACTTCAACAGCGCCTTAATTGTTTCAACATCATTCATGCGACCGCTTCCATCCTTTCAATATCGTTGAGCGCGTAACGCGGCAACTCGAACTCGTTATCTTTGAGCGCGACCGTGTCATAACCGGGCCAACGGTTTGTTTTGAGACATTCCGCGATCACATACCGACGCGACCGCAGAATCTTTGAACAGAAGTCGATTAACAAGTGCGGCGTCACATACATCGCGCACAGGTAAGGCGGTTCTTTTTCAATCGCCATGAAAACGAACTCGTTCCGCTGGTCGTCAGGATGCATCAAGTTCCAAACGTGCAGGTAGTGGGCGGCCTGCATCCCATAATCTAAGTTCCAAACCGCTTTCCCGAATCCTTCGGGCGAGGCGTCCATCGCGCTCTTAATGTCGGCCAACAGATTCGCGTTCGGGACAATGTCATACCGCGCTCTAATCAACAGACCTGTTCCGGGGTCTTTTGCGATCACAGTAAGTTCGCGCCGAAGACCGCCCAACCCAAAGACCTTTGAATAGTCGGAATGTTCGCGGGCCGACTGAACCATCATGTCGATCATTTCCATGTCATCGCCTGAAATCGCGGTCATTCCTTTTTTCAGGAACTCATCGCGCCATTCCTTCGCGCCTTTTGAGCGATAATCTTCAAACGGCGAAACGACATAACGAGTGTCGAACACTTTTGGTTCGAGCAACCGAGTGTGAAATGCCGAACCAATGACCTGCGCCGGGGTCGGCTTATCTTCGCCCGGATGGTCTTTGTGCCATTTCAATTTTGCCGGAACTGCGGCCTTTAACATGTCGTGCCGTGAAAACGAGTTTTGCCGATGATAGACCGTCGGCGTCATGTTTTCATAAACGCCGGGCAGGAATTGAATTATTCCGGCTTCGTTAGAAGGGCCGCTGATCGTCACAGGACTCTCGGGCCGGTTCGTCAGTAGAAGCGGCGTCGGCGCTGGCGTCTGTGGTTGTGCCTTCGGAAGTTCCGGCTGCTGCGGGTTCGGTTTGTTTTTCTTCGATTGCTTCGGTTCTTTTGATTGCTTGCTCATCTTCTTTGAACGTCAGGTTGTGGGTTGGTTTGTAGGCCCGTTCGATTGTCGGAACGATGCCGGTTGTTTCGTTGTCGATTTCGATTGCTCGCTTCAAACTTTCCATGTTGGAAAGCTGTTGCAGTTTCAGCAGTCTTTTGACCGCGCTTTTTTTCGCCATTTCATCTTCAAAAAATGCCCATGCGTCAGAGTTTCTTGCGAGCCGTTTGATGTTCGCGACGTCGTCCGAGTCCAAGACTTCGATTGTCACAGCGCCGCTCACAAGTTCGCAGGTCGCCCATGCGCCCAAAAGCGCCTGCTTCGAGCGGCCTTTTCCGATTGTGCGGACGTGTTCGACGAACGGTTTCACGGTCTCGCCTGCGCCTTTCAAATATCGGAACTGATCGCCGTCACGAATCGCGTCGGCCTGAATCAATTTCACGTTGCCGCTTCGATAGGCCAGTTCGCAAAATCCTTTGAACCCTATCTGAACGGTCGCTTGGTTGCCGTAAGGAATAATCCAACAATGACCGTCCGGCGTCGCCGGTTTCAGGTTGATTGCCGCAAGATCGAACACGCAGGCCAAGATACTTTCAGGCGTGCAATCTTTGATCGACTTACTGCCCTGCTTTGTCGGCGGCTTATTTAATGCCGTGATGACTATGCGGGCGAACGCCTGCGCTGCCTCATCACTTGGCAACACCTTCGCCAATTCGCTCAGTCGCGGAACAATCAGTTTCGCGCCGAAACTTTCCTTTTTTTCTTCACCGTTTGTTTTGCTCATCTTACGCCTGCGTCGCTCATAACGGCGCAAGCGGCTAGATGAACACTAGCAAATTCACTGTCTCCATTCTTCGGGCAGGTCTTCGGGCGGCATCAGCCGATGTTGCGGAACGAAAAAGGCAGGCCGACCGCCAACAGGGTCACTCCAAAATTCGTCAGCCTTACCGTCAGCGCCGAGTAACCATCCTTTGACTTCATAAGTGCCGTTAAGTCCGACAAGTAACCAAAAAACGTTGGTGTCGTTGGAATCGTTATGCAAAATCAAACGACCATCGCTGCGCCAAGTGACTCGCACTTCGTGGCGCTCGCCAATGTCCGCTGTGAAGTCGCCTTTGCCTTTCCAATACAAATTAAGATATTTCGCAAGGGCGCACTCACTGAGCGCACCTTCAACGTCGCGTTGCCATCCGCCTTCTGCTGTTGCGCCAAACCGGTCAGCGAGACCGTCGTTGATGGCAGTGACCTGACGCATCACGCCGACGGTCGCCGCCATCATTATTTCTGATGATTTTAGGATTATTTCTTTGTTCATTTTGTTCATTTTGTTCATTTTGTTTTCTCATCTGCCTTGGTCATGCAATCCAGTGCGAAATTGGTTGCCGCCACCAACACTTCGTGACGCAGTTCCATCGCGATGCCTTCGCCGAATCCGCCTTCATGCATGAAACTCAGTATGATTAGGCCAAGCGCCATGTGCGGCGGAACGCCACGTCTTCGGCAACTGGCGCAAAGGCGACGCACCGCTTTTTCCAA